ATGGCATCGAGGCTGTAGGCGATGGTGGCTGCGATCTGCTGCTGCGTCATGTGGGTGCTCCTCTCGTCGCTGGTAGAACGTACATTAGGGGTACACCCACGCGATTGCAAGAGGGTTTTCCACAAAACTTGCGGCCTAGTGTGGCTCCTCGAATTCGCCCCGGTAGTACCACACGAGCAGGCGCAGCGGGTAGATGCACACTGCGAGGAGGGCGGCCACGAGCACCACCGTGATGGCCTCGCCCGGCACGCCACTGATGTCGAGCAGCCGGCGCACCCCCACAAAGCCCACGAGGGTGGCCACCACCGCATCGCGGCCGGCCACGAGCGCACGTTCACGCACGATCGGGTTCGGGCGAGCGCGCGCGGCACGGCGCCACAGCCACCACGCCCACCACGAGGCCACGCACAGCCCGATGGCGATCACGCTCAGGGTGTCGTAGGCCTCCGCGACCCCCAGGCGGTCGAGCACCACTGTGGCCGCGGTGAGGCTGGCCCCCAGCAGCGCGTAGTGCCTCACAGGCGGATGTGCCGGCTGGCGCGCTCGGTAGCCGCTGCCAGCCGCTCCACGCGGGCCACCCGTGGCTCCAGGCGCCCTAGAGAGCGCTCATGCGCCTGCCGTGCCCGGATTGCCGCTTGGTGGGCGTTCTCGGCCCGCTGGTCCTTTGCCCGCTGCTCGGGCTCAGGTGGGCGCCAGCGCATCCGCTCCAGCCATTCGCGTATCCGTCCTGTCACTTGCCAGTCTCGGCTGGCCCAGGTGCGGCCAGCCGCTCCAGTGCATCCGCCTGCCGCTGGAGTGCCTGGGCCTGCACCTCGCTGGCCTTAGCTTGTCGCTCCGCCGCGGCCACGGCTCGCTCCATGGTAGCAGTGTGCTTGACGAGCGCGTCGGTATTGCGTTCGAGCTGCACGGCCATGGTGTCGCTTCGCTGCTCGGTGCGCTCCCACACGCCACGGCTCACGAGGTCGCCGTTCTTCCACGCGTCGAACACCATGCGCGCGGCCAGCGTCATGACGATGCCCAGCGTGGCAAAGCCTCCGAGCTGCGCCAGCGCAATGATATCCACTTGCATGCCCCTGCCCCGTTTCGTTGCCCGCGCTCGAGTCTCAGCCTAGCAGCCGCTACAGGTCGCGGCGGGTCTCGATGAGCACGCGGGTTACGGCCACGAGCGCGTCGTAGATGCGGCGGTCGCGCTCGGCTGCCGTTTCGGCCATGAACGCATTGCGCCCGAGCTGCCGCAGGGCGCGCAGCTCCTGCATGGCAGCACGCCCGTCGTCGCGCAGGGCCAGCTCGGCCGCATGCGCGGCGGTGGGCTCGCCCGTGTGGGCAGCCACGACGGCGGCCACCTGGGGCTCCACCGCCTCGGGCTCCTCGGGGTCGGGCACCATGCGCACCACGAGCTGGCCGGCCACCACGACCGCCTGGGCCACGAGCCCGGCCGCGGCCAGCTCCTCCTCCAGGCGGTCGCCGTTGAGCGCCGGCGGTAGCGGGTAGGTGAACTCGCTCATGCTGCCTTGCCCTCGAATGACACCTCGGCTCCAGCGTTGGCCACCGTGCCGCCGGAGTCCTGGTACACCTCCATGCCCACTGTGTCGCCCGGCGCCACCACGAACCAATCACTGAAGTTGATCTGTGCGCCGTTGCCACCGGCCACGCTGCCCGCCATGGAGAACGAGCCGCCGATCTGTGTGCCGTTCTTGATCCACCGGATGTAGCGGTGGCCTGCCGTAACGCCCGAGGTGCGGAACGCGCCCATCGCGCGCACGCGGGTGATGCCGGCCGGTACGGTGAACGTGGAGGAGGTGCCCGAGTGCCAGCCGCCATCGTCGAACGTCTCCTCGGCATCGGAGGGGGTAACGGCGGTCCACGTTGCGTTGGTCACGCTCAGGGTGGCGTCGGCGCACCGGATCTGCTTCGAGGCGGGTGCACCCATGCCGAGCCGTGCAATCTCGAACACGGGGAAGGCCTCGACGGCCGAGGCGTGGCCAATGTTGGAGGTGCTGCCCGGCACTAGCTCCAGCTCGAGATACTCGCCAGCTTCGAGGTAGGCCAGCATGACCGACTCGGTGCCGGCGCTCGCGGTGTAGACGTTCCCGCCGTGGAGGTAGGACGTGCCGCCCTTCTTGAACCGGACCAGCTCGGCCCCGGCGTTGCCGCTGTGGTAGACGAAGCCCCGGAGGAAGTGCCAGCCGCCCATGCCGGGCGGCACGGTGAGCCGCGTCGGGGCACCGGCCGACCAGTACCCTCCGGTGTCTTTGAGCGCGTCGGTCCAGGAGAGGATGACCGGTGTGCCGATCGTTACGGCCTGGGTGCCGCTCTTATAGAGCTTGGCGCCCACGCCTTGGCTGGAGAGCCCGTTCGACACGTTCGTGAGCACGTGGAGCTTGGGCCCGTTGGCATCGGCCACATCCTCGAAGCGCACGAGGTTGGAGCCGAAGCCATCTACGCTGCTGCTCACGATCACGAGCAGGCGCGAGTCGCCCGCTGCGAGCGCATCGCGCAGGAGCTTGGTCACATCGACTCGGTGCCATTGGTCGGCGTCGGCAGCGGCCCCGATCTGGTCGCCCTTCGTGCGCTCGGTGTCGATATCGTTGCCCACGCTCCGCGCGCCGGCGGTGGTCCAGTTCGAGCCCGACTTATAGACGTTCCACGTTACCTCGCTCATCACGAGGTCTTGCCGGAGGATGCGCCGGGCCTCCAGCACGCGGTCGGTGGCGCCCGCATTGTTCGTGTCGATGCGATACAGGTGCAGCTCGGCCAGCACCACATCCAGCCCCACATACGGGGCGGTCGGAATATCCACGATCACGAACCGCGTGAACGCGGCGGTGCCCCAGGTATTGCCCAGGATTGGCTGGCTACCGTTGAAGTTGCCGGTCACGTTCTGCGAGTCGATGTACGCCACGGCTGTGGGCGTTACGACACCTGCGATACCGACGCCGTCTCCGCCACCTCCTCCACCGCCGATGCCGCCGGCGCCAATCTCCTGCAGGGCGGCCTCCACATCACTGCCGGAGTAGTACGCGCCGGCGTCTGCGATGCTGATGGCCGAGGCGTCGTGGGCGTCGGTGGTGTCGCCTGTGTGCCCTGCTAGGTCGTTTTCGGAGGCCACCTCGGCTATGGCGGCCTGCACGTTGGTGGCCGCAATGGTGCCGGTGGGCGAGAACGAGACGGCGCTGGCCGCGTGGGCCCCGCTCGAGTCGCTCACATGGTCATCGCTCGCGGGGCTCCACGGGTCGTTGGTGGCCCCCGTGCCCGTGGTGGAGGCCACCGTGTAGCTCACGCGCACCGTCTTGCCCGTGGTGTCGATCGGCAGCGTGAACTCCCCGGCGGCCGGGTCGGTTTGGGTGGCCACCACCGCCACGCCCTCCACCGTCACCACGAGGCTGCCTTCCTGGTAGGGGTAGTTCGTGGTGAGGGTGTCGCCCGCGGAGTCGCCCGGCAGCTCCTCCTGGGCCCGCTGGCCCACCACCGGGCTGCCGGTGATGACGTCGCCCACGCACGCCATGAGGTTGCCAATCTCGTGCACCTGGATCCACGGCCAGAAGTGGAGGCCGGCGTTCGGGTCTTCGAAGTACAGGCGCAGGTAGCGGCCGGCCACGGCCGAGCCGGTGCGCGTGAACGACTCGGGGGAGGTGGCGGTATTGAACGTGCCAGTGAGGGCGGTCCACGGGCCGCCGGCGCTCGGGCCCACCTGCACCACCGTGTCGGGGTCGCCTCCCTCGAAGATCGAGAGGCCGGCTACGTTGCCCCACACGTCGAACGACTCGAGGAACACGGTGGAGCCCATATCGAAGATGATCGCGCAGTGCTGGTTCCCTCCGCCGGCCCCCGAGTTGCGGCTGGCGGTGGTGGCGATGTTGCCGTCCACCGCGAGGGGCGCATCTACGAATGCGCTCGGCTGGGTGGTGTCGTTCTGCGCGCCGGCGAACGGCACGATCTCCGGGTCGCCGTTGCACACCACCTCGTCGGGAGGCGGTACGTAGGGCTCCAGCGGCGGGCAGTCGCGGCAGTTCCCGTTACCTCCACCGGGCGGGTCTGTGCCGAGGCCTGGGCTCGTGGCATCGGTGCCCTCGCTGCCATCCCACTGCGACTCGGTGAACTCCAGCGTCGGGTGGTAGGTGCCGTTAGCCTCCTCGTCGAGGTTGATGGCGATGATCCGGGCCGGCTCCTCCTCATACTCGCCGGGCACATCCACCCCTACGGTGTCGCCGGGGAAGTAGTCCGCAAAGGCGGTGCGCCCCGGCTTGTCCTTGGCGCCAATCGAGACCGGGCCCTCGTGCTGATTGGCGAGCTTGTTCATGTACTTCTGGCCAGCCCGGTCGAGGATCGCGTTCGTGGGCGTGGCTTCGTACTCGGTGTAGCCCTCGCGCCGGCCGATCTGTGCCGGCAGGGTGGGGTGCACCACCTCGCGGTATTTGAGCGTGCCGTCGGCGGTGGTGCCCTTCACGATCGTGCGGCTAACGGCCGGGCTGGCGTGGATCGTGCGCTCCGCGCTCGTGCGGATGTTGTCGCCCTTGCCAAACGTGATCGAGCCCGAGAGGTCGTCGCCCTGGGTGGTGTCGTAGGCGTACAGGAGGAGCTTGGCGTCCCAGCGCGTGTAGAGGCCCTGGGCCACGAGCAGGCTCAGCAGCTCCAGCAGTGTGATGCCGACCGCGAACTCCCAGTCGCCGGGGCCCTGCTCGGTCCAGTTCGTGCCGTTGGAGTCGTGGTCGAAGTTGAACGTGTCGTTCATGGGCGCCAGCGGGTTGGGCGTGCGCGCCTCGGCATCGCGGAAGCAGATGCGGAAGGCGGTGCCGGGGTGGCGCTGCAGGCCGCCGCTCGTCTCGTTGATCCGCACCACCCCGTCTTTGAGCGCCCGGCGCCAGTACACGCCATTGTCGGGGTGGGTGCTGAACGGGTAGATCCGAGCCCGCGAGAGCATCACGGGCACCGCATCGCGGCCGCCGCGCGTGATCGTCTCGCCCCCGGCCTCCTCAGTGCTCACCACTACATCGGAGCCCTCCTCGATCATGAAGGCGTAGAAGTAGCGGTCGTCGTCGTAGTCGAACGGGCCGCCGGCCTCGCGCCGCACGCGCACGAGGTTGTCGGGCACGCACCATGCGGCCTGCGAGCTGTGGCGGTTGATGCTGAACTGCCCGTTGCCGATCGCGTTATCGGCCACCCGCACGTGCCGGTCGAAGGCCTCCGTTAGCTCGCCCAGGGCGGTGCCGTTGAGGTCGGAGGCCGGCCACACATCGAAGTAGAAGCGCTCGGTCATGCCGGCACCGTCTCGAGCTGGCGCAGCTCCTCGGGCTTGCCCGCCCACTCGTGGCCGCTGTCAAGGCGCACGATCACGCTCCGGCACCCACAGCCGCGCTCCTGCCACTCGGCCACGACGGTGCCGTTCTTGCCCCGGAGGCGGCCGGCCAGCACCTCCACGCGAGCGCCGACCTCGATCACGAGGCCTCGAAGCTCCAGTCGGCCCCGTCTACCGCCTCCCACTCCACGTTGAACTCGCGGTAGAGGGGGTTCTTATCGTCGCCCCACTCGGGCTCCTCGGGCATGGTGCGGGCCTGGATGCTCGCGGTGCTGCCATCGGCCAGCAGCACCTCCAGCGTGCCGGGGTCGAGGGTGGGGTCAAAGAGCGCGCGCAGTTCGGCCATGGCGGCTTCGAAGTCGGCCGCCTGCTCGGCCGGGGTGCCGCCGGTGCCAGCGACCCAGCCTATGCCCTCCAGGGTGCGGCCATCGCCTACGCGCTCCTCCGCGATCCGCCCAGCGGCGCCGGGGATCATGGTGTCCACCCCGCGCACCCGCGAGCCCTCGTCGAGGCCACGCACGAGGCGCAGCACCATGCGGCACTGTGCCCCGTCGAACTGGACGCAATTCGTGCCCCGGTACGTTACGCCACGCACCACCACCGGCATCTAGCCCGCTCCTTCCCAGCCCGGCACGCGGGGCTTCGGGGCCACCGTGCCGAGGCGCGAGGCCCGCTTGATGCGCCGCACCACCTGCGCCGGCGTCTCGGCTCGCATGGGCAGCCCGTAGGTCTGCAGGTTGATTTCGGTACGGCTGCTGCCGCTCGCGTAGGGCGCCGGCTGGGTCGCCGGTGGCACACGGGGCATGATCGTGCCGGTCACGTCGGGCACGAACAGCTCCGGGCGGTTCTCGCCCACGATGTAGGCCTGCCCCTCATACACTCGCCCGCCGGCGGCCCTGCCCTTCTCGCTGTAGCCGTAACGGCCGGGGGTGTTGAGGCCGGCCTGGACGGTGGCCATGAGCCGAGTAACGATCGTGCGGGCGAGGGCGGCCGCCGTGGCGCCCAGGCGCCCGGAGCCCTTGCGGAGCTGGGTGTTCATGGTATTGATCGCGCGCTGCCCGGCTGGCGCGGTGTTCGGCTTGATGCTCGTCTCCACGATGCCCTTGGTCCGTTTGGCCTGGGCGCGCACCGCGGGATCCTTGCTTTTCATGCCAGCCGCGAGGGCGTCGTTACTCTTGCGCCCGATCTTGCCCGAGGCCGGCTGCAGCTCGGCCAGCCGGGCCTCCGCGATCTGGCGGGTGGCCTCGGCCTGGGCGCGTACTCCGGGCCGCTTGTCTTTGAGCCCGTTCGCCAGCTCGGTGGAGGTGAGCACGCCAATCAGGTAGGCGATCTCCTGGGCCCGCGTCTTCTCGTTCTCGATCTGATTGGTGAGAGCCGCCATGGCCTCGCCCACGGCGCCCTGGGTGGAGAGGATGCCGGCCGCGATCTCCTGGGGTGTCTTGGCTGCCTCGGCGGCTGCCTCGGCGTTGGCCTCCTCCACCTCGCCGGGGATACCATCCACCATCTCGTCGGCCGCGCCCGTTACCTCGCCCTGGCCGGCCTCCAGCCCGGCGGCCACCCCTCCGGGGATCTGCGCAGCGCGGCGCTCCAGCTCCGCGCTCGTGGCCGCGAGGTCGGCTTGGAGCTTAGCTCGAGTCTCGTTCGTGAACAGGCCAGCGTCCCATACCCCGCTCAGCTCCTCCAGGCCGCTCTCCAGGGCGGCCTTGGTCTGCTGGAGCTGCGAGGTGGTGCCGGTGGCGATTTGGTTGGCCACGTCCTTGCTGATCTGTGCGTTCTGCTCGGCCAGCCCGGCCTTGACTTGGTTGTAGGTGTTCACCACCTCCACCACCATGAAGGCCGCGAAGGCGGCAGCGCCGGCCTTGCCCAGGTTGGTGCCGAGGAGCGCGCCAACCTTGCCCGCCGCGCCCTTGACGAGGGCGGAGCCGGGCAGTGCGTTGAGCCCGACCGAGAGGGCGGAGCCGAGCTTGTCGGCCGCGAACATTGCACCCGTGAAGATGAGCCCGATCGCAAAGCCCGCTTTGCTCGCGGCACCGCGCACGAGGGCGGAGCCGGCGAGCTTGGCGAAGCCCTTGCCCAGCACCTTGTCGAGCCCGAGCGTGCCGCCCAGGCTGGCGAGGGCCGCCACGCCTGTGAGCGCCGGCCCCAGCTCGGAGCCAAAGCCACGCACCGCGGCGCCGGCCTCCGACATGAGCTTGCGGAACCGCCCACCGAAGCTCGAGTCGAGCGCGTCGGCTGCCTTGGTCGTGGCACCGGCGGCCTCGTCCATGCTCACTGCGTAGTCGTCGAGGTTGGCCCCGGCGAGGGCGTTCGCGAGCTTGGCACCGGCCCGTGCGCCGAACAGGTCGGCGGCCTTGCGGGCTCGCTCGAACGGATCCTCGGTGGCACTGATGTCTGCGATGAGCCGCTGCAGTTCCTCGGGGCTCTCCACCTTGGTCAGGGCCTTGGCGAAGGCCGCGCTGCCCGAGGCCGCGTCCAGGCCCTTGGCGCCGAACAGCCCGAGCAGGCTGATGGCGTCGTCCACCTCGAAGTTAGCGGCCCGGAGCGCCGGCGCGAGTGCGGCCAGCGTCTTCTGGTTATCGGTGATCGAGCCGCCGAACTTCTGCTGGCTCACGAGCAGCCGGTCCATGAGCCCAGCGGCATCGGCTGTGGTGAGGCCCCACGAGTCGAGGATGTCGTCGAACTCGCTCACAGCGCCCGCGGCGTCCTGCCTCGTTACGCGGGCAAAGCGGGTGAAATCCTCGGTGAGCTTGTCCGCCTCCTCGCCCACCGCCCCGAGGTCGCGCTTCACCCGGATCGCTACGTCGGTTACGGCCTCCAGGCTCTGCTGCTGCCGCCCGGCGATCTGATTGACGGCGCCCAGGGCGCGCTTGGCCTCCTCCGCGGTGGCGCCAGTCTCGGCCCGGTAGCGGGCCATGGCGTCCTCCATCTCGATGGCGCCGCGAGTGGCCACCCCGAACACGGCGGCTGCGCCGGCGGCCGCCACTTTGAGCCCAGGCCCGAGTGCCGAGCGCACGCCCTTGGCGAGGCGCTGGCCCATGGTCTGCCCGGCTTGGTCGCCCGCCTTCTCGCCGGCCTTGACGGCTTGGGCCACGAACTGCTTGCCCTCGCCCTCCAGCAGCAGCCGGCCGAAGACGTCGAACAGCGTGGCCACTTAGTGCACCGCCCGCGAGTAGCGCACGGCCACGATATCGGGGCTCGTGGAGAGCAGCGTCAGCACTGCAGCCTCCAGCTCCTCGCCGGTGAGCCCGCCACCGCCGGCGGCCGCGAGCGCGCGCCGGCGCTCATTGGCCCAGCGCTGGTAGGCCTTGGGCTCATGGGCGAAGATGACGCCCGCTCGTGCAGCCTCCACCGCCTCGGAGAAGCGCTCGGCCAGTCGGTGCTCGGCTCGGTCGAGGTACACGAGGAGCTGTTCATCGGTTAGCTCTGCCTCGATCTCTTGCGGCTTCCACCCGTACTCGGCCGCCGCGAATTCGTAGGCGCCGGCGGCTGCGGTGTCTGGATCTGTGGCAGCTCCACCTGCTCCGCCTCCCCCATGAGCCCGAGCGCGACGGCTGCGAAAGGGTTGGCCACCTGCCACACCTCCAGGGTGGCCAGCAGCACCTCCATGTCGGTGGCCTGCTCCTCCAGCTCCTCGCGCGCGGGCAGCACGCCCGTGCGGTCGTAGCTGTAGAGCGCCTGCAGCATGGGCTCCGTTTGGGTGCTGAACGCTGCGAGGATCGCGCCCAGGTCATCGCCCGAGCGCTCCACCTGGGCGAGCAGCCCGACTAGGTTGTTCTCCAGCTCGGCCTTCCACTCGCGGTTGGGGCGGATGGGCAGCACCGGCAGCACGTACTCGCGCCGGGCGAGGCGGAGGCGCACCACGCCTGCCAGCACATCGGTGGAGGTGCGGCGCGCGATGAGCTTGCCAAAGTCGAGACCCCCGAGGAGGCCGAGGCCCTGGGGCTCGGGTGCCGAGCCGGCGGCTGCCGCAATCTCGGCGGCAGCCTCGGCTCCATTGGCTGGGCGCCGCGGCTCCTCCGCGGCCGCCCCTGTGGCGGTTCGGCTCACCTGCTCGGCTCGCTCAGCTCGCCGGGACGGTGATCACGATCCGGTGGGGGCTCGTGGTGAGATCGGCCGCATCCCAGGTGGAGTGCAGCTCGAGTCGCGGGCTCATCATGCCCGCGTTCTGGCCGTTGAACTCGATGGCGGCCTGATTGAGCGCGCCATCGGCGAAGAAGCTGAACTGCTTGCCATTGAGGCCCGGCACGCGCAGCTCATAGTCGTGGTAGTCGTCGCTCGGGATGCGGCGCACGCTGCCATCGCTGTCGATCGTGGTGTCCTCGCCCACGGTCGCGCTCTGCGAGCCCGGCCACATGAGGCCGGCGGTGGTGGGGGAGATCTCCGGCCACGTCACCTCCAAGACCGCCTCCTCGCGGGTCTTGTAGTGCGTGTCGCGGAGGATGCCCGGCACCCCGTTGAGGTTGTCGGGGGTGAAGATTTCCTGCTCCACCCGGTAGGTATTGTCGTCGGCGGTCACGCCCTGATCGGCGGTATCGACGAGCACGTCGCCGGCACCGATCACGAGGTTCGCCGGAGTCTGCGCGGTGGCGCCCATTGCTCCTCCTCTACAGGTAGATGCGGCCTGCCGGCCGCTTGCCAGAGTACCAGCCCAGGATGCGCGAGCGGCGCCTGGGTGCGAGGGCTCCACGGCGGAGCCCGGCGGCTGCGTTGAAGCTGATGTCGCGCACCTCCACGGCGCCACAGAAGCCACACATGGTCAGGGCCAGCTCCACGAGCCCCTGCCACGCTTGCCCGGCGAGGGCCGCCGGCGCGCCCGGCCAGCGCGCGAGGCGCAGTGGCCGCATGTCGTGCTCCTCGGAGAGTGCCGAGGCCTCCTGGGTGCAGGCCTCGCGCGCCCCACGGGGCACCACGGGCCACTGCTGCACGGTGGTGAGCTGCTCGAGAAGCGGCCGGCACCGGCAGGCCGCGCTGCGGCCCTCGTGGGCGCTGCTCGTGAGGTGTGGGGGGAGGAGCTGCTGCCCGCGCACCACCTGGGCTCGCACGCCGTCGGCCACGGTGGTGAACTCGGCCTCGGCCGGCCGGCGGCTCGGGCTCACGGCGCCCATTGCTCCTCCGATCGCTCGCCGGCAGCGTGCCGCCGGCGCAGCTCTTACGCCACCGCCTGGGCGGTGACGACGGACTCGATGGTGAAGTTGTACTGCGGTTGCTTGGTGTCTGGATCGGTACTGTACGCGGAACCTGTGTCGTCGTGCGTTACGTAGATGCCATTGGCGGCGCCCGTTACCCTCGGCCCGAGCCCGTGGATTGCATCGCTTGCCGCCATGGCGAGGTCGGCCGCCTCCTGCTTCGTGCGGCCGTAGCAGCGCACGAGGTGCCTGCAGCGCGCGATGGGCACCTGGGGGTGGGGCGTGGTGGCGAGGGTAACGATCACGATGAAGGCCCGGTAGCGGTCGGGCCCCTGGGCATCGCCTGGGCCCGGCTCCTGCCCGCGCACCCGCGGGTGGCTCGTGGGGTTGGTGCTCACGATCGGGGCCACTCGGGCATCCTGCCCCAGCTCGGTAACGAACCGCCCGATCGGGTCCCAGCTCTGGCGCGGCTCGCTCACGTGCGCACCTTGGCGAGCCGGCGGGCAATGGCCGGCGCCACCACGGCGCCGGCGCCGTTCACCTCGGCCATGGCGCCCTGGGTGAGCCCGAGCTGCCCAGGCGAGATGTAGATGGTGCCCTCCTCCAGAAACCGACCGGGGAAGCCGTAGCCCACCACAGTCATCACGGTAGCACGTTTGAGCTGGGCTCCACGAGGTGCCGTGCCACGGCCCGCCACCTTCTGGCCTTTGAGGTAGGTAACGGCGGCGCCGCTCTGCACGAGGCCTCGCCCGTAGGGCTCACGGTCGGGCACGCCTGGGTCCACGCGCTCGATGATCCGCTCGCCCACCTCCTGCTGGCCGTCCGCGTAGCCCAGCACGAGCGCATCCACCGTCTCGCGGTACAGCACCACCTTCTTGCCCAGCCGCTGGGTTCGCGCCATGGCCGGCAGAGTAGCACGGCCGTAGACCGCCACTGGCGCCGGGAGATCAAGCCCAGCGCCAGTGCTGCTAGGGGTCCGAGCCCTACACCCGGTCTTCGCTTTGCGAGCCGTGAGCTGGTCGGCGCTGCAGCGCTTTGCCAGCCACCCTAGCGGTGCGGTGCGGGCCTGCCCTCGGGGGCCTCGCCGTCTCCGGTTGCCCGGTGGCGAGTGGCCCGAGGCGCGAGGCCAGTACATCGAGGAGCTTAGCGGCTCACCCCCGCGATTGCAAGTGGGTTATCCACATTCTCATGCCGGCCCGTACAGGTACGTTTGGTGCTGGGTGCCCCACTCCGCGAGGAGCTGGTAGCCGGGCAGCAGCTCCGCGTAGGCCTGTTCCCAGTCCTCGATGACCACGAGCGGCTGCCAGCGCTCCAGGGTGGTCTTGGCGCCGGCGAGCACCTGGGGCTCGTGGCCCTCCACGTCGAGCTTGATGAGGCGCACGCGCTGGAGCCCCACGCTGTCGAGGGTTACGGCGGCCACCTCGTGCTCCGCGCCCTCGGCCACGCGCGAGTGGCCCAGGTTGGTGGGCTCGGGCCGCCACGGCACCGCGCCCACGTGGTCGGAGAGCGCCACCGGGTGCACGAGCACGCGCTGGTAGGCGAACACGTTGTCGAGTAGCAGCGGCAGGTGCGCCGGCAGTGGCTCGAACGCATGGATGGTGGTGTACGGCACGAACGCTGCGAGGTAGGCGGTGTGATTGCCCACGTGGGCGCCGGCATCCACGAGCGTGCCGGGGCCCATGCCGGCGAGCCGGTGGGCCACCTCGTCGAGCACCGCAGCCTCATAGAAGTCGCCCGTGCGGCGCACCTCATCCGACAGGTAGTCGCCCATGCCGTGCAGCCGCAGCTCCACGCCTCGCACGCTCACCATGGCAGCCTCCAGAGCCCCAGCATCTTGGTCGGATCGCGCAGCGTGGTGCCGGCGCCGTAGTCGTAGCCGTCGTGGAGGAGCAGCAGCGCCGGCGGCAGCTCGAACGGGGCGGCCTCGAGATTGGGCGAATAGTAGCCGCCGGAGCTGATGGCGCGGTTGCGGGTGCCCACGTAGGTGCTGGCCAGCAGCCACCGGCTCCCGCTCTCGCGGATCGCCCCGAGCACCGCCCGGCCGTCGCGCAGGCTCAGGTGCTGGATCACATCGCGGCACAGCACGAGGTCGGCCGTGGGGCAACCGCGGCGCACGTCATGTACGCGGTACTCGCGCTCGGGGTGATTGCGGCGGGCCGCCTCGATGGCCTCGGGTGCCACGTCCAGGCCCAGGTAGCCCGGCAGCTCGGGCTGCCACAGGCCCTCGCCACAGGCCGCATCCACCACGCTCTGCAGGTCGAGCCACTCCACGAGCTGCTGCAGCGCCTCGCGCACGCGCGCGGTGGGTTCGAGGTTGGAGCCTGGGCCCGAGCGCGTGGCGGTGCCGTTCCACTCGTTCCGGCGATAGATACGGCTGAACACTCCGGTCATGGCCGGCGCGCCTTGGGCTGCAGCCATGAGGCGTGCCAGTGGTGGGCGCCGAACGCCCAGGGCTGGGCGGTGGCGTGGTCCTCGCTCCGGCGCTGCTCCTTCTCGGTGTAGTGGTAGGGGTAGAAGCTGCCGGGCGGCAGGAGCAGCACATCCGGGCGGCCCACGAGCACGCGGGTGGTCACTCCGGGGCCGCCCTCCCAGGTGCCCCGGCTCACGCGCTTGACCGCGAGGTCGATGCACTCACGGATGGCCGGGTGCTCGCGCCGCGCGCCCATCACGGCATTGGGCACCACCCGCGCATCCTCCCAGGCCGCGAACGCCTCCAGCGGTAGCAGCGGCTCGAAGCTGCGGTAGGGCTCCACATCGGAGTCCACGTAGATGCCGCCCCAGCGCCAGAGCGCCTCGAGTCGCACGAGGTCGGCCAGTGAGGCGCCGGTCTTGCAGCGGCGCCAGTGGCGGCTGGTCTCGGGCCACTCCGAGGCCGTGAGCGGGTCGCGGTGGGTGAGGAAGCGCCAGCCTGGGTGCAGCTCCTGCAGGCGCTCCCACCACGCCTCCACCTCGGGGCTCGTGTGCTCGGGCACCACCCGGTGGAAGATCCGCGGGATGCCCTGCTCGCTGGCGCCGGTGGTCTGCTCCGCGAGCAGGGCCCGGATGGCCTCGGGGTTGCCCAGCGCCGCTTGATAACGCGCGCCGCGGCTCCGGTTGGCGTTGGCGCTCGGGGTATTGATGTGGCCCTCGGGTGCCGGCGGGTGCCACAGGTGCCAGCACTCGCCCTCCATGTGCACGAGCGGCCCCACGAGGGTGGTAACGGTGATCGCGAACGCGGTGTCCTCCATGCCCCAGCCCGCGAACGTCTCGTCGAAGCCGCCGGCGGTCTCCCAGGCTCCGCGCGGCACCGCGATGACGCTGGAGTGCTGGTCGTAGTAGTTCTGTGCGATCCACCGCTCCCAGGGGCCCTGCTCGCCGGCCATCACGCGCTCGGAGCCCTCGCGGTTGAGGTTGTGGCGCACGGTGAACGGCACCACCACCTGCCCCAGCTCGGCAGCCTGCCGCACCGCCTCGCGCACCTTGCCGGGGTCGCAGATCACATCGGTGTCCACGATGAGCGCCACATCCCAGTCGTCGCCGGCCTCGCGGCTGGCCGCATTGATCGCGGCCGAGCGGTTGAACAGCCCGCTCGTGTGGTAGCCGTAGTGCGTGGGCACCTCGGGCAGGTTGCGCTCCCACCACTCATGCGTCCACGCCCGGATGCGGTCACGGTGCCGGAAGCCGTCGCGCCGCGGCACGAGCCGCACCACCTTCATGCCAGCCACTCCTCCAGAGCTTGGGCGGCCAGCTCGGCCGCACCCCTGCGATTAGCGTACACGAGGCGCAGGGCTCGCTCGCGCAGCTCGCGCTGCCAGCCTGGGTCATCCATGGCCACCGCCACCGCCCCGAGGAGCTGGCCGGGCTCGTTCGCATGCACGCCCACGCCCGAGGCCTGCCAGAAGCGCAGGCCATGCTCCACGCTGCGCCTGTACCACGGCGCGTTGAGCACCACCACCGGCCTGCCGGTGCTCGCGAACTCATACAGCGTGGAGGTATTGTCGGCCACATACAGGGCGGCTCGCCGGCACACCTCCTCGAAGCGCGCCACGGGCTCCACCCCGAGCTTGCGCCACACGCGCTCGAGTCGCGCCCAGGCGCGCGGGTGGCCGTGGCCGATGAGCGTGTAGCGCTCGGCCAGCGCCGGCAGGGCGGTGCGGTAGTGGGTGTAGGCGGAGCGCATCTCGGGTGCCCCCAGTGCATCCCAGTGGAAGCTCACGGCCACCACCGGGCGCTGGCCGGCCTCGCGGTGGGGCAGGTGCTCCAGCGCTGGGTCGCCCACCACTGCCACGTGCGCCTCCGGGTAGCGCGCCGCGTCGGCCGCCGCGCTCGTGGCATTGGGCGAGAGGAACAACCCCACCCGATCGCGCCCAGCTCCGCCTGGGTAGCCGGCGGCCCCGCTGTAGGGCTGGCCTATGCCGTGCTCGAGATAGGCCACGCGCTCATAGCCGGCCCGTACCGCCTGGGTGAGGTCGTGGGCGCTGCACAGCAGGACCGCGCGCTGTGGCCTGTTCTCGGGGCGCACGGCTGGCGATAGCGCGTAGTGGCGGGCACCGCGCAGCTCCTCGGGCAGCGCCTCCCACACGGGGCCCAGGTGGTGCCAGTAGTGCTCGCGCGTGGCGAGCACATCGAGGCGCATCAGGCCTCGGCCGGGCTCTCGCTCTCGATGTACTTCGCGAGTACCTCGAAGTGGTGGCCCTGGCCGCCGGCGTCGGCCGGCACGGCCTGCACCTCATACTCGCGCCCATCGGTGGCCACGAGCCGGTCGGAGGCGCGCACGTCGGCTATGCGCCCGAAGATCCGGTGGTCGGAGAGGGCCGGCCCGGCTTGGCTGAACTGCGCCACCTCGCGGGCGGTGAGCTGCTGGATACGGCACTGCCACGTGCCCACGGCCGTGGAGGAGGTGACGGGGTGGCCCAGCTCGTCGTAGGTGGGCTCGCCGGCGTCGAGCACCGCCACATCGCGGTAGATCGTGACCGTGTGGCGGAGCAGGCTATCGAAGCTCATCGGCCGAGGGCGCCGGCGGTGCCGTGGTGCACGCTGGAGAGGAGCCGCGTGCTGCCGGCTTGCCCGGTGCCGAGTAGCTCGCGCACGATCGAGCGCCGGCGGCGCGTGGCGGAGCCGGCGGCCCTCGTGTAGCTGTAGCTGCCCATGATCTCGGCCTGCAGCCCGCCGCTCGCTTGCATGCCCAGGGTGAGGCTCAGCAGCTCGCGCAGCGCGCGCTTCACCTCCAGGCGGTCGGTGGGCGTGTACGTGATTGCCACGATGCCCCCGTAGTGGGTGCCCTCGGGCAGCCGCGCCACCGTGTAGCCGTCGGGGCGCAGCTCCACGGTCGTGAGCGCCACCCCGTCGAGCGTGGCCACGATCTCCGCGGTTGGCCGGCGCAGGCGCACCTCGCTGGAGGTGGGCGAGAGCCCCGAGAGGGGGAAGCGCTGGGTGCGCTCGCCCTCCAGCGGGCCAATGCGCCGGGCCAGCCACGCCTCCTCCTCGTCGATCGCATCCTGCAGCGCTTCGACGCTCAGCTCGAGTCCAATGTTCGCGGCCTGGGCTTCGGTGGGGAGTAGCAGGCTCACGAGGTTGCCTCCTCACTGCCGGGGCGCCATGGCCGCACGAGGAACGAGCCCTGCTCCGCGGTATTGATGCCGCCCTCGCCGCGCCAGCCGTAGTGCCACAGGCCGGGCTCGTCGGGCAGGAGGAGCGCGCTGTAGGTGCCCTCGCTCGTGCGCACCACCTCAGAGTCCACGCCATAGGTGTACGTGGTGGGCCCGAGCGCGTCGTGCTGGCGCACATCGAGGTACACGTCATCTGGATCGCCCAGCTCGCCGGCCTCATCGCGGCACGTGAACAGGAGCGTCACGCCATCGCCGGGGTCGTAGGTATTGGTCATGCGGGCCCCTCGTCGTTCACGGACGTGGCGCTCGCTCGATCACTCACTGCAGAGCCTCCGGCCCGATCCTGCACCGTTGCGCCTCCCGATAGTTCGGCCAGCGCCACAGTACCACCTTGCTCGCGGCGCGAGGGCCCAGCCACGAGGGTGAGCACGCCTCCGCCTGTGGCCTGCACGGCACCCGCGTGGGCGCCCGCCCAGCTCGGGCTCGCCTGCCCGCCACCTGTGGCCACGACGGCCGCCGCGTGGGCACCTGTGAGCCCGAGCGCCGCGGCACCTCCGCCGGTGGCCGTGGGGCTGCTGCTGCGCCCGGTCGTGGTGGTGAGCGTTGCCACGCCTCCGCCCGTGGCCGTGATGTGCGCGTCGTGCACTTCCTCCTGGGTGCCATCCACCACGGCGGTACCGCCTCCGGTGGCACCCACGGCGGCCAGCCGAGCCGTGGCCTGGGCGAGGGTGAGCACGCCTCCGCCCGAGAGGAGCGCCGCGAGCTGGCGTGCGCTCTCGGCCTGCACCGCGGCCACGCCTCCGCCCGTGGCTCCGAGAACTGCGGCACGAGCCGTGGCGAGCTGCACGCTGGCCACGCCTCCGCCGGTGGCCGTGGGGCTCGCGGTGTGGTCGCTCGTGGCCGCGAGGGTGAGGGCGCCGGCGCCGGTGGCGCTCGCGCTCGTGGCCCGCTGGCCGCTGGCCGCCACAGTGGCCACGCCTCCGCCGGTGGCCGTTACGACCGCATCATGGTTCTCGGTGTCGGCGCTGCGCTCATAGTCGAGGGTGAGCACGCCTCCGCCGGTGGCCACGAGGTCGAGCTGGCGCCCGGCGAGCCCGGCAGCAGCAGCAGCTCCTCCGCCGGTGGCGGTGGCCGAGGTGCTCCGCGCGCTCGTCGGCGCCACGCTGGCCACGCCTCCGCCCGTGGCCGTGGCCGAACGGTTGCGCGCGGTGGCCTGGGTAACGGTGGCCACGCCTCCGCCGGTCGCCGTGATGGAGGCGTTGGCATTGGGCGGCGGCTCGGCGCGCACCTCCACCGCATCCATGCGGTTGGCCGAGGCGTTGACGGTGGCCGAGTAGTTCCGGCTGGCGTAGGCGGTGACGTTGCGGCCGGTGGCGAGGTTGAGCGCGCCCACGCTGCTGCCCTCGTCGGTGGTCGACGAGAGCGTGACCCCGTTGGCGTTCGTGGCCTTGGAGCCCGCAAAGGCCACCACCCACGAGGTGCCCGCGGCGTCGGTGAGGGTTACGGCTGGGGTGGTGAGCGTGGAGGTGTTCGTGCCGCCCGAGGCCGAGCCGCCAATGGGGGAGGTTACGCGCTGGCCGCGCAGGGCGATGAACTGGATGCCGGTGGCGTTGGTCCAGGTGCCCACGATCGTGGCGAGGTTGTCGCCGGCCTGGATGACGCGGTAGCCGATCCTCCGCGAGTTCGTATTGGCACCGCCCGAGGTGGCGATGTCGGTCCACGAGGCGCCGGGGCTGCTCGGCACGGTGGTGGAGCCGTTGCGGTATGCGTGCACGAGCACGATATCGCCCGTGGTGATGCCCACCCCCGCGAGCGATATCGTGGCGGCTGCGGCCTGCCCGTCTGCAACCTTGGACAGAGCCACGAGCGGTTAGGCGTCGTTGAGGTCGAGGGTGCTCGTGGTGCCCTTGATCGTGTACGTGCCCTGGGCGCCGAATACCTCGTCGGTGACGTCCTTCTTGAGGTAGCGCACGGTGCCCGCGGTGTTCCACAGGCTGACCCAGCTCACGGTGGTGCCGGCCGGGATGTCGACCACGACATCGCCGTTCTGCGTGGCCACGCCACCGCTGGCCGCGTTCCACGCCACGGCCTTGCGAGCGTAGGCGGGCGAGCCGCCCGTCACCTCATTGCTCGCGCTGTTCGCGCCTCCTGGGTCGCCCGTGTGGCACGCCCAGCGGGTGGCCAGCGCGGCCAGCCCGTCGACCATGGCGTTGCGGGCGGTGGTGTCGTAGTCGTTTGCCACGGGCGCTACTCCTCGTCGTCGGCCTGCAGGCGCTCGACCAGCTCGGGCACGGTGCCCTCAGTGTCGAGGCCGCGGCTCTCCAGCTCGGCCTGCAGCTCGGCCTTCCGCATGCTGCTGTAGCTCGGGGCGCTGGGCTCGGTGCTGGCGAGCCTCGTGTAGCCGCGCGCCTCCAGCGTCTCGGCCCGGCGCTCGCTCACCTCCACGGTGTAGCCGCCTGGGTGCTGGAGCTGGACGCGCGCGCCGCTCGTCCACCTGTTCTCGCGGTTGCGTGCTGCCATTGCTCGTGCTCCTCGTCGCTAGGTGGTGCAGCGGCCCTGGGTGAGGCAGGGCCGCTGCTCCATGTGGTGCCCGGCGGGCTAGCTCGCGCCCACCGGTCGGAGCACCGCGAAGGGGAAGGCGTCGGCCCCTCCGTCGCGAGTGATCGTCTCGGCGGTCTGGAAACCCACCCGCATCTTGAAGCGGAGCCCGATCAGGTCGTTCTCCGCGAGGCTCACGAGGGTGGGGGTGCCCTCCACGAGCATGGTGACCGTGGCCTCGGTCAGGAACTTGTAGGTGATGTCCTGCCGGAGCCCGAGCACCGCGTACCGCGGGTCTCCGAAGAGAGCCGTGGCCTCGTCGTTGTCCCAGGCGCCGTTCCCCACCACCTGCCAGTCGGCCCCGTAGATGCTCGGGATGTTGCTCCCGTCCTGGGGCCGCTGGATGATCGGCTGGCCGTTGTCGTCGCGGAGGCCTCGCACCCGCCGGCGGAGGCTCCGCCGCGAGTAGCCCACCGGGGCGTCGTAGCCGTCGTCCTCGACGAGGCCGATCGTTTGGTTGATGTCCTCCGCGAGGTCCACCCCGGAGGTGCCCTCCACGTAGGTGTTGCCCGCCGCAATGGCGGCCGGCACCAGCCCGATGGCCCCGTTGGTGATCCACGAGGCCGGCGCGTTCACCCCGAAGAACACGGCGGCGTCGATGGCGTACCCCACGGCCTCGATGATCCGCGGGCGGATCTCCGCCCACAGGTCGAACTCGGGCTCGGCGTCGTCGATCACGTTCTCGGGGATCACCACGATGCCCGCGATCTCCTCCGCCTCGAGATACCGGTCGCCCCACGTCACGTTGACGCTGGGCTTCTGGCTGTCCGGCGGGTTCTCGCCGGTCACGAACTCGGCATTGGGCAGGGTTGCGATAACCGGGTACCGCGTCTGCTTCTTGCCCATGTTGACCGTGCGGAACGTGCGGAGGGCTGCACTGAACTCGGGTGCGGCCTGCCAGATCTCCGTCGCGTCCTGCCGGTTGATGAGGCTCAGCGCCTCCGTGCGAGTGACCAAGTGGTGCTCCTCGTGTGGCAGCGGCGCCTCGTGGGCTCAGCCCCCGCGGATGGCCGCTTTGATGAGTTCGTTCATTCCGGGCTGGGCCGGCTCCTGCTGGCCGCCCCGGTTGCCTCCGCCGTAGTCGCCTGCAGCGGCGCCCTTGACTAGGTAGCTCTCGCTCGTGGCGAGCTTGCGCAGCAGGGCCTCCACGTTCTTGGGCTCACCCTCGTCGGTGAACTCCAGCTCGTCTCGGTCCAGCAGCCGGTAGGCCACCTCGGGGTTGCGGAAGCCGAGCTTCGTGGCAGCCGTGAGGGCTGCCGATCGGATGCCCTGGGTGCGCACCTGCGCCTCCAGTGCGGTTGCTCGCTCCTCCGCGGCCCGCTGTGCCGCCTGGGCCCGCTCCAGCTCCGACATGCCGGCCTCGGCGGCCTTGGCTTGGGCTGTCTCGAGATCCTGCGCCTTGCGGCGGTTGCGTGCCGCCTCGGCTCGGGTCTCTTTCAGCTCACGCTCCAGCCGGTCGGCCCGCTCCTCGGGGCTTTCCTCGGCCGCGCCTGCTGCTCCAGCGGCGGGCTCCTGGCCCTGTGCCGCGGCCGGCTCCTGGCCGGTAGGCTTGGCGCCCTCCTGGGGCTGTGCGCCGGCGGCCGCCTGGGCCCCGGCTGCACCCGTCTCTGCTCTCTCGCTCACCCTATACCCCTAGAACGTGTGGTGGCAAGGGTTGCCACCTATGCGTTCGGTACTGTAGCACCCATGCGCGGGCCCGTCGGGGCCGGCACCACCTCGGGCGGAGCAGCAGGCGGAGCTGGGGGCGCCTCCGCCTGCTCGGCCTCGGCCTCCTCCTCGGCCTTGGCCATGCGCTCCTGGATGCGTTCGATCTGTGCCGGCGAGAGCCCGAGCATCTCCCACGCCAGCTCGTCGTCGATGATCCCTTGGGTGTGGAGCTTGACCACGGCATCGGTGCGGGTGGCCTCGTTCCGCGTCTCGGTGTCCTGCCAGATCGTTTCGGCGGTGCGCAGCTCGGCCCTCGCATCGCGGCGGGCCCGCAGCGCCACGCGCATGACCTCCTCCCAGCCCTCGCCCAGGTGGAGCTGCGCGCGCCCGATCTTGCGTACCAGCCGGGCCTCGCTGCTCTTCAGGCTCTCGCCCGAGGGCGGCACGGCGGTGGGGGTGCTCAGGAAGTAGTGGTAGGGCAGGCCCGAGATGCTGGAGAGGTGGCCCACCTCCATGGCGATCATGCGCTCATACGGTTCGAGGCTGGCCGCCGGCAGGCTGCCGATCTTGGGCTCGGGGGCGTCGGGGTTGTCGGGATCGGCCGGCGGCACCGTCCACAGGCGGTCGATGGCCGTGCGGAACGGCTCACGAGCACGCCCGGTAGCCTCGTCGGTCTCGGGCTCATAGTTGAGCAGGTAGCGCTGCGGGTAGGCTGCGAACTCCGAGGTGATGAGGGCGTCGGTGCGGTACTTATTGACCGCGTCCTGATTGCTCTGGATGGGCTTGATCTCGCTCTGCCCTGGGCGGTTGATCCGTGGGCGGTTGGCCAGCTCCACGAGGGGCACCACGCCCATGGGGTTGGGCAGCGGCCACTCATCATCGCCCGTGGGCTGGTAGGGCTCGAAGCCTGCGCCGTGCCAGAGGTGGCTCATCTGCTCGGTCCACTCGCCGGGCTCCAGCTCGCCGGCGGGCGGCCGCCCGAAATCGCCGTAGTGGCTGTAATGGTCGGCCCAGGCCTTGGCGCTCCGGAACTTATACACGCCCTCGGGCAGGTACACCACGAGCACGCACCGGGCCTCGTCATCGATCCACCGTTTGAGCCCGGCCGAGCGCTTGGTCGCGCGCCTCGGGTCGGGTGCCACGATCGCCTGCAGCGGGCTCTCCACCGTGATGAGCGGCACGCCCTCGCCCTGGGGCTCCACGAGCGCGTAGGCCATGCCCATGATCATGGCCTCGGTGTGCGCCTGCTGCGAGCCGGCGTCCAGGTCGTTCTCCTGCCACACCTCCCACAGGTCGGAGTCGCCCTCGGGGCTATTGAAGCGGAAGCCCTGCACCTCTAGGCGCTCCACGATGCCGTCCACCGCGAGCTGGCAGAAGTTGCTCGTGAACGCGGGGAAGCGATCGCCAAACGCCTCCTCGAACTTCTGGCTGGCAAAGGCTAGGGGCTGGTCGCCTTCGTAGTAACGGTCCCACTTGGCGAGGGTGGCTGCTCGAGTCTCGAGCCGGCGCAGCAGGCGCAGGGCCCACCACTCGGGGCTGCCCACCTCGGGCTTGGCGTTGGCGCCCGGCGCCCTCAGTGGTAGCAGGTTGGGTGCGAGTGCCACCGGCCCTCCTCAGAAGCCTACCGCTCGCCCAGGCTTGCGCTCGCGCGGCTTCGGCGGCTCCAGCATAGCCATCGAGACGGCCATGGCGCAAGCCACCGCGAGGTCGATGAGCTTGGTCGAGCCCTTGGGCTTGTCGATGACCCACCCCCGGCGGGTGCGCTTGGCGATGGCCGAGGTTACGGCCTGCCGGAGCTGGGGGTCGCCATTGTGGGCGAGCCGGCCGGCCTTGACCAGCTCCAGTAGCTGCTCGGAGGCAGGGCCCATGCGTGCCGCGTTCTGCGGGAACTCGACCATGTTCAGGCCCTCCTCCTCCAGCATCTCCGCGCTCTCGCGGAAGTGCCACGGGTCATACCCCACGGCCGGCCCCGGCATGGTGCGTTTGTCGCGCTTCGCCATGGCCACCGGGTAGCGCTCGCGGAGCCCGCGCACGTGCCCCCGCACCTCTTCTGTGTTCACGCGCCAGTGCTCGCGCAGGGCGTGCCCTGGCGGGTAGGGGTTGCTCCAGCGCTTGCTGCGCACCACCACCCGGTCGGCGGTGCAGCCGGCTTGCCCGTGCTGCCACTCGAAGCGGGCTTTGCGGCGGCCCACGGCTGGCGCCACCTGCACGTGGCAGGCCTCGTTCTTGCATGGCAGCCCGCGCTGGCGCTGGGCCCACACCACGCCCGTGGAGTCGTACACCTCGCCCATGTCCACCGCGGCCCCGATCGGCAGCTCGGGGCGGAGCTGGAGCTGGGGCGCCTTGCACGAGTCCCACACGCTGCCCTCCACCCACGCATCCTCGGCCGCGGTCCACTGATTGGCGTGCCAGCGGCGGTACTCGATGAAGCGCATGCTGGGCTTGTTCATCTCGCGCCGGAGGTAGGGCACCGTCACCCACGAGGCCGGGTTGGCCTGCTTCACCACCTCGGGGTCGTGCACGTCGTAGGCGGAGTCCTCGGGCACCCCATACCAGTACATCAGGAAGCCGTTCTCGCGGTCGCGGGCGATCGTGAGGAACGGGGTGGGCCGCTCCACCTCCAGCTTCAGGGCTTTGGTGTATAGCTCCCCCAGCGGGCTCTCCTCGTCAAAGCCTGCCGTGGTGATCGTGAGGGTGAACGGGTGCTCGCGGGCCGCCGTGCCGGTGGTGAGCGCCACATAGAGGTCGTTGGTCTTGTGCGCCCACAGCTCGTCGATGACGTTGCCCGAGGGGTTGGAGCCGTGCTGCAGATCCGAGCGCGAGGAGAGCACCCGGAGCACGCCCATGTTCTCGGGGCTCTCGATCTCGGAGCGCTTGACGAGCAGGAAGTCCTCCAGCGTGGGCGAGGCCTCCACGAACTGCTTCGCCTGCTGGAACACGACTCGAGCTTGGTCCTTGGCGGCCGCGGCGTTATACACCTCGGGGCCGGCCTCGCCATCGGCCACGAGCAGGTAGAGGCTCAGCCCCGAGGCCATGGTGCTCTTCCCGTTCTTGCGCGGGATGCCCAGGAGCACCTCGGTGTAGATGCGCAGGCCGGTTAGCGGGTCGACCTCGAATGCCTCGTTCAGGAACGCCTGCTGCCACTCCTCGAACAGCAGCGGGTGGCCAGCCCAGCGGCCCTTGGTCTGCCGCACATTGTGGTAGCAGAACGCGCCTACCCTGGGTCCGAGGGTGGGCCGCTCGTGGGCGAGCCACGCTATGCCGGGTGCGATCTCCTCGTGAGTGGCGAGCACGCTACTCGGGCAGCTCCAGCGGGGGCAGCATGCGCGCGACCGCGTAGGCCATGCGGTCGATGGCCTGCTCCTCGGCCTCGTGCACGGCGGCCATGATGACCGCCTCGGTGCGGTTGCCCAGCTCGCGCTCGATGAGCTTGTCGAACAGGCGCGTTACGCGGTAGAAGTGCGGGTGGAGCACCTCGTGGGTGAGGCTGTGGCGCTGCTCGGGCTCGGGCCGCGAAGTGAAGTCGCTCGACACCGCCACCACCGACTCGTCGCCTTGGTCGAGCACATAGCTGCTGGCGTAGGCCTTGGGCTCGGCCTCGTGGGTGCTCACCCTCCAGCGCCAGTCGCGCAGCCCCAGGCGGGCGGAGGCGTCCTCGCACCACCGCTGGATGGCCTCGGCCTGCTCCTCGGTTATGGCGCCTGGGGCGTTGTCTGCGAAGGGCTCAGCCCCCACGGCGGGCCTCGGAGGCCTCGATCGCGGCGCGTTGGCGCTGGGCCATCACCTCATTGGGGTGGCAGCCCATCACCTTGCCGTCGTCGCGCTTGACGAGGGCCACCTTCTTGCCCGAGGGGCACTGCGGGTGGTCGCGCTGCACGTCGTAGGGCACTAGCCGTTCCTCCGGGCCACGCCCACCTGATGCTGGTTGTGGTCGTACAGGGGCAGCTCGGGGCCCTGCGCGAACATGCGGTCGAGCCCGATGTTCGCGGCCACCCGGTCGAGGAGTTCGCGGAACTCCGCCTCGGGTATGGCCGAGCCCTCCTCCAGCTCGATGGCGTAGCCCTCGGTGCGCTTGCTGCGCTTGGTCATAGCTCCTCCTCGCCCTCCGGGGGCACGACGCGCAGGGGCGGCAGCCCGGCCGTAAGCGCGCCCAGGCCCACGCCCTTGCCCTTGGGGTTCTTGCCCACGAGCCGGGTACGGCCCACAGGGTTGAGCCCGAGCAGCTCGCCGGCCATACGCGCCTCGCGCAGGGCCTCGCGCTCTTGGCTCAGCAGCGGGTTCGAGGTGAAGCCACGCGCCGTAACGGCCGTGAACTGCTCGGACAGCGTGCGGTGGCGGAGCCGGCGCCCCACCGTCTTGGCGTTCTCGAGCTGGCCTTCCTCGTCCCAGCGGGGCTGCTCGTGGACCCACTCGATCTCCTCGCGCAGGGCCCGAGCGCGCCCCACGTGGAGGCAGTAGGCCTCCAGGGCCTGCCGGTCCACGCGGTCGATGAGCTTGCCCGCGATGAGGTGCGGCACCACCTCGCGCCATGCGGCCTTCGCCCACTTGTCGAGGTTGGCCGGAGGCGTGTCCATCTCGCCCTCGGCAGGGCGGCCACCCACCACCATGGGCAGCACCGTTACGGGCTCGCCGGCAGCCCGGCGCTCCTCGATCGTGCGAGGCTTGCGGCCCTGGGTGGCGGTGCGAGGCATCTAGTGCGCGCTCCCACTCTGTGAGCGCTCGGGCACGAGGGCCATCGGTGGCCCACCGTCGCCCTTGCGCGGGCCTGTTCGCCGGTCGGTGTAGTCGCCGGCGAGGATGTCGTCTGCGAAGCCTAGCAGCGTGGCCTCCTGCACCTCCTCGCCGGTGTCGGCATTGGCGAGGAAGATACGCTGCAGGCGGCGCGCCAGCTCCTCGCGGCCATTGGTGCTCACCCTCGCAGATACCTCGCGATCCACTCCTCGGCCTGTCGCCCGATCAGGGCCCGCTCGTGGGGGCAGCGTGTGCACCGCAGCAGCACGTAGGCGCCGCGCTTGGTCGTGGCTGTGACGGGCTGTTCATGGTGAGAGCCCAGGAGCTGGCACAGCACGAGGCGGGCTAGTTTCATGGGCTCAGGGTACACGGCGCATGGTGTGGCGGATCTCATAGGCCCATTGCTGGAACTCTGGATCGCCTGCGAGCTGCAGGGCCAGCTCCTCGGGCGTGTGCGCTGGAGCTGGCGTGGCGAGGGGCTCGCGGTACTCGGGCTCGAGTCCGTAGTCTTCTGGATGCTCGCTGCGCATGGCGTCATGCCACGCTGGTCGGCTGCTGCCCTTGCCCCGGATCATCCCATACCCCCGTGCCAGCGCGCTACGACCTCGGCCCTGCTGTAGGTGCGTGCGATGTGGAGGGTGCCCGGATGCCCTGCCCTCCTCGTGCACCCCGGCCCCCAGCTCCCACCCTCGGGCACCTGCTCCGCCGTGCACAGGTAGTACGGGTCCAGCTCGTGCTGCAGAAGCATGAACCGCGTGAGGCAGGAGGCGCCGTGCTCATGCACCCCACGCCCCCGCTGTTCACCCACCCCCCCATTGCGCCGTGCCCCCATCCTCTCCGCCCGGTCCATGCGGGCATGACGGTGTCGCATCTCGCGGATGGCCTTGGGGTTGGTGGAGTGCTGCTTCGCCATACCCCCCCTACCCCTCGTGCCAGTGAGCATGAGGGTGGCAGTGGGCCAAGCGCTCGGGCTCGCTCTCGTGCTCGGTGATCGTATGGTCATGTTGTTCGCACTCACCTGCCTGTGTGCACCTGCACAGAGTTTTCGCGCGTTGGGGTGGGGTAGGAACAATGGCCGGCGCCTTCCCCACCGAC